TGGGGAACTATTGGCGACACGGTATTCGACAGGGAAATGATAGGCACAAGGCTTGACGAGGTATTCAGCAAGCGGTTCAAACGTGGGCGGTTCACTTTCGACTATACAGACCAGATGATTGAGAATGAAACGATAGAGTGGGTTGACGATCCGAATGGGGTTATCACTCTTTACGAAGAGCCTAACGACATAATGCCTTATGTTGGTGGGGCAGATACAGCTGGGTTAGGCATTGACTACCATGCGGCACATATCCTCAACAACTACACGGGCAAGATAGTCGCACAGCTTCACGACAATGTTTCAGATGAACAGGCATTCACTCAACAACTTTATTGCTTGGGAATGTGGTACAACGAAGCGTTGCTGAATGTTGAGCGAAACTATTCGACATATCCGGTAATGGAACTGAAGCGATTGGAATATCCGAGGCTTTACTTCACATCAAAGATAGGAACTATTGGTGAGGACATAGGCGGTGAAAGATACGGCTTTGTTACGAACAAGAACACACGAAACACAATCTTGTCTATGATTGACGAGTACATACGGGAACATATAAGAGAGGTTGATTCGGCTGAATTGTTAGACGAACTGACCTCTTTCGTTATAGTTGAAACCAAATCTAAGGGCAGGAAAGGTGCATTAAGGCAAGAAGCGGCACAGGGAGCACATGACGACTTGATTATGGCATTAGGTATTACATTGTTTACTCGTGAACAGCAGGAGAAGTACCCACGACAAGGGTTAAGACCTGAATGGAAACGCAATGACATAGACAGAATGTTTTGGGGTTCGGGTGAGCCTGAAAGCTACTCAATATGGTAAGGAGGAAACATGAAAATCAAAGTTAAAATCCCGAAGGGGTTCACAGAGGATATAGAAATCGACCTTACTTATGGAGAAGCGGACGAAGAACTTCCGTTCGGTGATGGGCGGACGAATGAAGAGATTGTCGAGAAGATAAACGGCGAGGAAAAATACGACTATGAAATGATAAATGCTACAGCAATTGCGATTGCTCAGTACATGAACGGTGGAGAACAGCCTGTGCTTGGTGCTTACGCTCCTGAACTTGGGGAGGTGATTCCGGTTGGAACAGCTAATTGATGAAATCAAGAAAGAACCTAAGAAGGTAGCCCCAGGGAAGATAAAGAAACTTTGGGATTCAGGACAGGCATACAAGAATCAGCTTGGACTTCTTAACAAGTGGGTGACAAACGATAAGTTTGTGGCAGGCGAACAGTGGGCTTCATTCCCGCAGAATGCTAAACACTTACTTCAGATGCCTAAACCCGTGCTGAACATATGCAGACAGATAGTCAACTTCAAGACAGCGGCGGTTAAAGCAGAGAACGTGAAGATGGTATTCAGTTCATTCGGAACAGGTGCAAGCGAAGCCCCTGCAATGGGTGAGGAAGTAAAGGACATAGGCGACCTTCTCACAAAAATGACAGAAGTAACGTGGGAAAAGGCACGTATGGATAGTATAGCCGCAAGAGCGGTTGATCGTGCTTGTATGACAGGCATAGGCATTACTTATTTCTATTGGGATAAGTCAGTAAAGGGCAGTTTCAACGGCAAAAACTACATTGGCGACATACGGGCAGAAGCGATTGATGCTATGTACGTTGTATTCGGCAATCCACAGGAGTTAGATGTACAGAAACAGCCTTATATCATCGTATCAGGGCGTATGACAGTCGAAGAAGCAAGAAGGATAGCGGAAGTCAATGGAACGTCAAAGACCGACATAGAACTCATTAAGGGCGATGAAACAGCAGAGAGCGAGCGATACACAGGCGCTACTCACGAAGATACAGAAACCGACAAAGTAACAGTACATACACTATTCAGGAAAGAAAAGGGCACGGTCTGGTACACAAGAACAACAGATGCGGTAGTGCTTGAACCAATGAAAGACCTAAAACTGAAACAGTATCCTTTCGCAATCTTCAATTGGGAAGAAAGAATGGATTGCATCTATGGTAATGACGAGGTTGGTTCGATTATCCCTAACCAGAAGCTTATAAACGGGCTTCTTGCTATGGACGCTATGAGCAAACAACTTACCGGATTCCCGAAACTATTCGTGGATACAAGGTATGTTGACACAAGGCTAATGACAAATATCCCTGGTGAGATAGTCAGGAGCACTTCAAAGAACCTCCCAACGGGTCACGTTCCCATGCAGTACATACAGCCTGCACAGCAGACTAATGCGGTACAGAGCCTTGTGGATATGATTTCACAGAAAACTAAGGACATTGCGGGAGCGAATGAAGCAATAACAGGCGAAGCTAACACAAACAATGCGAGTGCTATCATGCTCCTTCAGAAGTCGTCAGGGCTTCCGAATGAGGATATTAGGCGTAGGTATTATCAGTACATAGAGGACATAGGCGGCATACTGATAGACTTCTATAAGACCTATTACACGCTCGAGAGAGCCATGCAGTACAAGACAATGAGCGGAGATTACGGAACGGTAGACTTCAGTTCAAAACTTCTTGATGGCGTTGACTTCACTATAAGAAGCGACATAGGAGCGTCAAGCGTATTCGGTGATTCTAATGCAGTATCGACTCTTGACAAGCTGATGCAGTTACAGGCAATCGATAAAGTAACCTATGTGAAGCTATTGCCGAAGGGTGTTGCTCCATTCAAGGAAGAACTTCTTGCTATATACAAGCTTGAAGCTGAACTGAGAATGAAGATGCAACAGGAACAAGCAATGCAAGAACAAGCTATGGCAATGCAAGCACAACGGCCTTCAATAGAAGCTGAAATGGCGGGCGTTGCAGAACCCTCACAACCCGAAGCCCCACAGCGATTAAGGCTTCAGGAAGAATACGGTAGTAACAGGGAGTAACTAATAGTTGCTCCTTTTTCTATACAATTTCGGGCGTAAAAATTTTGTGGTCGCCGCACGAAGGGAGAATATCAATGGAAGAAAACCAGATTATCCAGAATGAGGGCGTTGAATCAGAGGTAGTCGCCATACCTACGGATAACGACACGACAGCAGAGGTAACGACAGAACCCATAGAAGCCACAGACACAGCAGAACCGTCAAAGGCTATCACGCCGGAGGACACCATTTCAAAGATAGTTGCTAAGAGGTTAGAGCAGAGCAGAGAAAAGATAGCGAAAGAGGTTGAATCAAAGTACGCCCCGTTTATGAAGCTTGCTGAAAAGGGAGCGAAAGAAAACGGGATGAGCGTTGATGAATACCTTCAGGCAATTCTCGAGGAAAGCGACAGCGAAGAGCCGGAGATAGCAATTCCAAAGGAATACAAGGAAGTCCTTGACAAGATAGTCGAGCAGGAGAAGGCGCAGAAAGAGGCAGAGGTAGAAACCCGTAACAAGACCGAGGAAAAAGCATATTTCGAGAAACAAGCGAAACTGCTATTTGACTTGGGCGTTAAGGACATAGCTTCAATCCCCCCAACGGTGCTCGAGAATGCGATAGAGAACGGAACTGACATTGTCTATGAATACCTCCTATGGGACAAGAAACAAGCGGTCACAAACGCTGAACAGGAAACGATCAAAAAAATACAGGAACAGGAAACAGCGGGCAGCCTAACTTCGGGAGGCGGTGGCGATACAGGCATTGACATATTCAAAATGTCATATGATTCGCCAGAATTCAAAGAACTTTTAAAAGCCGTCAAACAAGGAAAGGCGAGCGTTTAATTCCTGTTACCAAACAGGAGGAATAAATAATGGCAACACTCAATCAGACCATAAGAGACGCAGGAGCAACCTCAAACGTACTTACCGCAGAGCAGGCGGAGTTTTATAGCAAAACCCTACTTGCAAGGCTTGTACCAGAACTGAAGTTTACAAAGTTCGCTTCAATGCCTAATTCAATGTCTATACCAAGGAACGCAGGCGACAAGATTTCTTTCAGAAAGGTTAACAGCCTTACAAAGATTTCTTCAGCACTTACTGAAGGTGTAACCCCAGAGGGAGCAAACCTTAGCATCACTAAGATAGATGCAACAGTAGCACAGTACGGTAACTATGTTGTTATCACTGACCTTGCTGATGCGGCAGCCCTTGACAGGCTCAAAGTTGAAGCGGTTGAGGTTCTTGGCGAGAACGCAGCGGAGTCAATCGAAGGTATAGTTGCAACAACTATATTCGGTGGAACTTCTGTTTATCAGGCAGGTGGAGTCGCAACAAGGCTTCTCACTAACACTACTATTACTTATGCTGACATACTTAACACTAAGGCAATGCTTAGAAACAACAATGTAAAGCCTATAAACGGCGAGTACATCATGTTCGTTCCGAATAAGGTAGCAAATGACCTTATGCAGCTTACCGAGTGGAAGGAAGTCAACTACAACAACCATGACGGAGTTTACAGCGGCGATCTTGGCAAGCTTGCAGGCGTAAGGTTCATAGAAATATCTGACGCATACAAGACCATGTACGCAGGCGCAGGAGCAACAGGAAAGGACGTATACGCTTCTCTTATGATAGGCGCAGACTTCTTCGGAATCCCTGACATAGCGGGTTCTGCAAAGCCTGAAATAATCATACAGCCACCTACAGACCCACTTCATCAGAGGTATAGCTGTGGTTGGAAGGCGTGCTTCACTGTTAAGAGAATCAACGAGTATTGTGGAGTAAGGCTTGAAACTTGTTAGTAACTAAATAAAGGGTGAGGTTAATTCCTCACTCTTTTCTTTTTGAAAGGAGATAGAAATGACACGATTACCTAAAAAGATAGAGAAAGAAACCGAGATTGAGAATGAGGTTTCAGAAGTTGAACCTGATGTTAAGGAATTAGAAATCGAAGCACTAAGAGCGGAGATTGAAGCCTTGAAAGCAGTAAAAGCACCTGAAGATAAGAAACCCGTAAGGAATCTTAGCCTTGACGAAATAGCATTGAGGACTAAGGAGGAACTGAAGAAGTATCCTAAAGAGAAGATATTCGTTCCACTTGACCAGGGAAACCCAAATGACGATGTTCTTCCTATATCAATAAACGGATATACCTTACGAGTTCGCAAGGGTGTTTATAGCGAAGTCCCGAAGCCTATTGCGGATATATACAATGCGAGTTATGCGGCAGATATTGAAGCACTTGGAAAGATGAAGGACAGCAAGGAACCGATAGCGTCACTTTAATTGAATATGTAACTAAGGAGGGTAGAAGCGAATAGACAGCTTTTGCCCTCCTTTTTTATTTGCACGGGAAACCGTGATTTTGAGAGAAAGCCAGGAGGTGGCAAATGTCGATAGGGGAAATGGTGGGGCTTGCAGGTCTGCTAATTTCGTTGATTGGCTCATTAGTAGCAGTAGTTACAAAAAACACAACGGTGAACCAGCAGCTTATTGCAGCGGTTGACAGGTTAACGTATCAGCTTGACGAGTCGAAGGCAGACAGGATGGGTATACACAGAGAACTTGACGATCATTGCGATACTTTGAACAGCCACGAAACAAGAATAACGGTCTTGGAAAAGACGAAGGAGAAATGAAATGGAGATATTAATGCAGATATTGAGCGATTACGTTGTTTTGGTAGTAATGGGTATTTGTTTATCCATAGGCTACATCATAAAGAACAGCATTCCTGCAATCCCGAACAAGTACATACCTCTAATAATGGGGATACTTGGAGTTGTGCTGAATGTATGGGTAAAGGACTTTGCTTTCACACCAGAGATACTTCTTGGTGGACTTGCATCAGGGCTTGGGAGCACAGGAGCATTTGAAGCCGTAAAGAACCTCACAAAGAAGGAGGAATAAGCAATGCCAAGAATATATTTTAGCCCGTCAACACAGGAACGCAATGCGGGTGTAATACCAGGATACATTGAAGAAACCGAAATGAACCTCATAGCGGATATAGCAATCCCGCTATTACAGTTCAACGGCTTTGAAGTATTCCGTAATGACCGCACTAAAGACCATATAGCCGCAAAGAACGAGAGTAACGCAATAGGCGTAGATGCTCACTTTGCCCTTCACAGCAATGCGGGCGGGGGAGAAGGTACAGTTGCATTCACTTCAGGTTCAGAGAAGGGCAGGAGGCTTGCACAGTGCGTATATGACGAGGTAGCGGCAATCTCACCTTCACCAGACAGGGGAGTAAGAATCACAAAAGTATTCACAGAGGTTGTAAAGACCATAGCCCCTGCAACACTCATAGAGGTAGCCTTCCACGACAACTTAGCTGATGCACAGTGGATACAGGCAAACCATCAGGAAATAGCAGAAGCGATATGCAGAGGGCTTTGCAAATACTTTGGTGTGACTTTCAGAAAGCCAGAACCAATACCAGAGAAGGTACAGGCACCTGAAGGCTTCATCTACAGAGTAAGAGCGGGAGCATACACGTATGCAGAGAATGCGCAGATACAGGTTGAGAAATTGGAGAAAGCCGGATTCAAGGCATACGTCAAGCTTGAACCGAGATAGGAGGTAGCAAATGACTTTCCTTGAAATCTACACACAAGTCATAAACCGGATTCGCATAGAGTCCACAGACATTGAAGATAACATTGAAGCACAGATAAAAGCTTCAATCAATACCGCTTATCGCATGGTGGCGGGCAGATACAAAAAGCTGATAACAGATTACCTTCCTGTAATAGAAGGCAAGGTAGAGCTTCCTGTAAGCGTCAAGGGGCTGTCAGAGATTGACCCGCCTCTTGATGGTACTCTCGACAGGCAGAGTGGCGACACTATCCTCACAAAGCGAGAGGAAGGCACACTATTTACGATCAAATACTACGGGGTTCCTGCAAAGCTTGTGGCAGACGCAGACATACCCGAAATTCCAGATAGATATGAAGATGTTCTTGTAGCATACCCACTTTATGTTTACTTCTTATCAAAGAAGCGATACGACTTGGCGAGTGCCTACAAGACAGAGTTCATGGAACATATGGAAGAAGGAAACCTACAAAACGACTCACAAGAGTACATCGAGAACGTCTTTCCAATATTTTAAGGAGTGATGTGGAGTGCTAAAGACTATCCTAACGAAAGGAAGATTCAAGGTGGTACAAAACGCTCATGGCTATATAGTCATAAATACGCATGAAGGATATGAGCAACATTCACATTTCAATAGCATAAAAGGTTGCAAAAGATGCTTGATGTTCATAGAGAAGGGGATACTTCCCGCAGACGCTTGGTGGCAAGAAGCCGTCAGGCGTTTGCTTTCTAATGAAGAATTTGAGCAATTAAGAATGAAAGATAGACAGCAATACTACAATGTAAATCATGGCGTGAGAACGCATTAGGAGGTGAAACATGGCAGAGTACATTATACAGAATTTTGCGGGTGGCTTGAATGAAGGCGTACACGCAAGCTTGATACAGAAGAATGAAGCGAGTAACCTTCTGAATGCGGATTTCAGCAATGGCGGGTTAAAGCCCTCAAAGGATTTAGCTTCATATTTAGCGACATGCCCTATCGGCATAACAAGGCTTATGGTCTATCACGAATCAGGAACGCATAAGTTTGTGGTATCGGGTGGTGGCACGCTCTATCTATACAACGGGACTTCGTGGGTTTCATTAGGAACAGGATTCACTTCTGACCTATGGGATTTTGTTAACTACAATCTGAACGGTGTTGATGTAATGATTCTTGTCAACGGTGTTGATAACAACAAGATACTGACAGGAACGACACTTACAAATATGAAGGATAGAAGGGTTCACTACGATGTGAACGGGGCTATAGACGGCTACTACGATGCTAATGGCGTACTTAAAACCACAGAAGCAGAGGTAACTACGCTTGCACCTAAAGCTTACTTTGTCGAACTGCACTATGAGAGGATATGGCTTGCGGATAAGAAGTCAGTTTATTTCAGCAAGGACTTTGACCCACAAGATTACACAGTACCCACAGACGAACTCGAAGCTAATATGCACGGCGGCGAAATCGTCATGGAAAGCTTTGATGCTACAAACATAATCGGGTTGAAGGTTGTTTATGATGATGTGTGCATCTTCAAAGAAAAGTCGCTATTCAAGATTACGGGTGCTTATGCAGAACAGTACACTAAGCAACAGCTATTCACTTTCAACGGGGCTATTGCAGATGGCTCAATTGTTGCGACAAGTGGCGGTTGTTTCTTCCTGAACCATGACGGCATATACCTCTATGACGGTGTAAACTGCACTATCGTGTCGAACAAGATAGAGCGTACAGTTGCTTCATTCTATGCTGCGGACTTGTCTAAGGCGAAGGGAGCGAACCACAGGGGCAAGTATTACCTATGTGTGCCGATAGTCGCAACACCTTCAAACAAGTGGCAAGTCATAGAGTATGACTACACGAGAGGAACGTTCAGCAAACACGACATAGCGGTAACGGGGTTCCTTGAAATCATAGATGATCTGTATGCGATTAAGGGAACAAAGATTATATATAAGTACGGCACGGGATACCCACTTCCTCTACTTTGGGAAACAGGATACAGCGACTTAGGCTATCCGAACGCAATCAAAGAGAATGAGGACATATACTTCCAGGGAACGGGTGACGAGGTTATCGTGACTTGCACCACAGAGAAGAAGGACAAAACGAAAACTATCACACTAACTGCTAACAACTTTGTGTATCACAAGAGTTTGATTAACTACGGAAGGCTGATGAAATTCAAGTTTGCGACAACAGCAGCTAAATACTGCGAGATTATTGGGTTCAAGGCGATTATGGACATTGACGAAGATTAGGGGGTGAAGTATGGGAATCCAGAGAAACGAGATTCGAGGAACGACACCTCTTGACATTAAGCACGTCAATGACAACTTCACAACACTTTGGTATGACGTGTACGGGAACAGCAAGTACGCACAGAAGATTAAGGCTGAACTTGATGCGGTTGCAGGAAGGGTAGCGGATTCTGAAGGCAACATAAGCACTATCACGCAAACTGTAAACTCAATCGAGAGCAGAGTGTCAACCACTGAAGGCGACATAAATGCGGTTGAGGGCAGAGTATCAACAGCAGAAAGCACAATCACACAGCAAGCA